TCCTCTTTAGACTGGCTAAGATTTATGCATACCCCCAATGATTATCGGGTGAGCCCGTTATAAACGGGTATTATTAAAGAAAATGGTGCAAATTTTGCGCAAATTTTCATCTCGCATAATATCGCGCTATCCCGTTGACACGTTGTTTGCGTATATATACTAAAAACAATATTATTATGGCAACTGTTTGTTATCAATTAGACACACGTAGAGAAAAGAAAGACGGCACATACCCGATCAAGTTGTATATTAGGCATAAAAGCCGAATATTAATAAGTACCGATTTTTGCGCTACTCCGAGAACGTGGACGGGTACAGAGTATAGCAAAGAAGCGAAAAGCTACAAAGCTAAAAATGTGGCGATACGCAATCTTATAAATCGCGTAGAAATGCTTATCGTTATGTTGGATAATAATCAGAAATTAAAAAGCATGAGCGACGCAGCCTTGAAAGATTATATTTCAAAGTCCATCAAAAACGAGTCAACCTGCAAAACTTTCGTAACCTGCCTAGACGAGTTTATAGAGACAAAGACGAAAGGAAATACAATAGAACTATATAAGGCAACAAAGAATAAGATTCTTGCCTACGACCCGGCATGTACATTTGAGACTATTACAAAGAAATGGCTGGAATCTTTTAATAAATGGCTAAAAGATACAGGAATGAAAACCAATTCAATATCAATCCATCTACGGAATATTAGAGCCGTCTTTAACTATGCGATAGATAACGAAGAAACGGAGTTATATCCGTTTAGAAAGTTTGCTATCGAAAAAGAGGAAACTCGAAAACGCTCGCTAAGACCGGAACAACTCGCCACGCTCCGAGACTTTAACGGAGAAGAATATCAAAAGGAGTATCAAGACATATTCATGCTTATGTTTTATCTAATCGGAATAAACGCAATAGACTTATTTAACCTCAAACAAATAGTTGACGGACGCATAGAATATAAACGAGAAAAAACCGGAAAGCTATACTCTATCAAAGTAGAACCGGAAGCAATGGAGATAATAAACAGGTATAAAGGAAATAAATTTCTACTAAACACGCTCGAAACCAACGATTACAATTATAGAAAGTATATGTCAGCAATGAATAGAGGTTTGCAAAAACTGGGAAATTTCGAACGAAAAGGATTAGGCGGGAAAAAGATTAGAGATATTTTATTTCCCGACATCACCTCGTATTGGGCGCGCCATACATGGGCTACAATAGCGCATAAAATAGGAATATCGAAAGATGTAATATCTTTAGCTTTGGGGCATGAGTTCGGATGCAAAACAACCGGAATTTATATAGATTACGATTTAGAGCAAATAGATAAAGCGAATAGAAAAGTAATAGATTATATTAATTCACTAAAATAATTCGCCTAAAACTTGCATAATAAGCAAATGCTTATTATCTTTGTAGTGTCAAATAAGAGTTCTTAATTTTAATGTTTAACTGATGAAAGATGAAGAAAAAAAAGAATTAGAACAAGAGTATGAGAATTTAAAACTTCTCGCTTCATTCCACGAAGCCTACGGGGTTCCCGAAAATGAAAAAGAAAGAGAAGCATTAATAAATGACATACTCGACCGGATGAATGAGATTCGGGAAAAATTAAAAGAGTAATTAACCTCCCTCCCTTCGGGGAGGGATTAAAACTTTAAAATATGATAGATATAAACGCTTGTTTGCCAACGCCCGAAATGAAGGCAGATTTTGAAAGATTTAAAACCTTATCCACACAAGAAGAAAGGGACGCTTTCAAAAAAGAAATGCAAGCCAAATATAACGCACTGCCAGAAGATCAGCGAGAAGCCTATAAAAAAGCGTCTGAATCCGGACTAAAAGCAACCGTAGACGCTTGCAATGATTTCATAGAAAGAGCGGAAGAAGCTATATTGCGAGATAAGCTCGGAGAATTGCCGGAGGCTATTTCGTTTAGCTATATCGCAAAGAAGTATTTCGGTAAGTCAAGAAATTGGCTATATCAAAGAATTAACGGTAACATCGTAAACGGGAAAAAGGCTCGCTTTACTGATAATGAACTTCAAACATTTTTAAATGCCTTGAAGGACGTAAGCGAAATGATTCATCAAACATCGCTTAAACTCGGTTAAGATTCTTATTTGACACCAGCCCCGCAATTTGAGCCGTTGCGGGGTTTTCTTATTGCATATAAATAAAAAGAGGTTGTGTCGTTCAACGGCACAACCTCTCATTCTTAATGGAATAAATAACGCATTATCTCCCGTCCTCGAAAAATAGCAATTTTCCACAGAGAAATGATACAACAGACACCCCACCCGTACACAAATATACTAATTATTTCTTGATTTGAATATTATTCGACCAATTATTATCAGAATAAACAAAATTATAATTCCAAACGCCCACCCGCCCAACTCCATTTTAATAGATTGCTATCGGTTCAACTTCTTTTCAACCGGATAAGGCACACGAATAGAATCGTTTTTAAGAATAGTATCGGTGCGATTCGTTGTTAAGTAGCGATACAGATACTTATATCTATGCTGATAGACTGTATCACCCTTTATGAGCGTATAAATACTGTCGTGCTGATAGATACTATCAAATCGTATACTATCGCGCGTCTTGTATTCAGTGCGAACGGATTCAACCGGGATATATTGAGTCCGGCATGATACGAAACATATTGCTAATATCAGCAACATAATAATATAGACTAGCCGTTTCATGGTCGAACTACTGTATTACGCAAGAAATTAGGAAACTCGGATCGTACATCAAAACAGGGGCACGCCTTAATATATTCTTTCGGCTCTACCTCTCCGCTTCCGTCCAGATCGGGCGAAGTATCACGATGTCCGAGAACCTCGATTATCCCATATTCTTTGCAGAGTTTAGCAACCAACTCGCGTAAAGCCGCTTTTTGAGCGATCGTTCTTGTGTCTGTGGGCTTTCCGTTTGCATCCAATCCGCCTATGTAGCAAATACCAACACTATGTTTATTATACGAAGATTCGCTAAAACCCTTCGTATTACAATGCGCTCCGTCAACTGCTAAGGATCTCCCTTTTTCTACCGCCCCATCAATTCGGATAACATAATTATATCCGATCTGGTTAAATCCGCGCGCCCGGTGCATACGATCAATATCTTTTGCGGTTAAATCCTGCCCGGCACGCGTAGCCGAACAATGGATGATAATCGAGTCTATTTTATTCATTGCTTTCTTCTTTATTTTGATTGTTAATAGTTATTGGTCTACGCGGCGGAGTTCTCCGGCTGCACTCGCTGTCTGGTCTATCACATCGGTTGTGTTCCGCATCCTTAAAAGCTAATTCAAGCTCGTAGTATTTACGCATCCAATTTTGCGCCTCTGCCTGTGCGGTTCTCCATTCTCGATAAATCGTATCTACTTTCTCGTCTCGTTGTTTTAATCGTTCGTCGTACCGTTCAATCTGCTTGTTTAGATTGTCAATGATAGAAAGTAAATTTTGAAGTTCCATAGAATCCGCCGTAGCCTTTTCTTTTCTAGCGTTCGTTTTTCGATTCGCTAGAAAAGTAACAGTAAATCGGATCGCCTCTAATCCTCCTAACGCTCCTATGATTTTTAACCATTCGTCCATATTTTTATTTTATGTATTTCATATCGCTTTGGGTAGCTCTTATTCTACCGATAAAGCCTCATTAACCGCTACCTGAACAAAAGCGACGAACCCCGTACTCACATATTTTTTAATACTTTCCGCCTGTTCGGGAGATACTTCTACTTCACCGTTCTTGTAGATGTTTTGAGCTAATTCCAACTCACCCAAATCGGCGGTTTTCTGATAAATCGCATTGCCTAACATTTTTGCAATATCGACGGTACTGTTATTCCCTTCGATGTCTTTTACTTGAATTTCTCTAAAGTCTATTTTCATAATTATGTAATTTAAATATTATTACCAAGTTGCACTAAATAAAATTCCATTTTTAAATTGCAATACTTTAGTTCGTGTACTCCCATTATGCCATACTTGGGCGATTTCAATATATTCATCAATCCCTCTTCTGCCATCAACTACAATACCACCATCAATAGCAAGTGCTATATTATCTCGTCCTCCGGTTACGCTAATAGATACGCCCCTGTTTATATCATAAGGTCTTGATCGGTGATCGTAGAATCTTCCTAAATAATCGACTCCTAATGTACTAAATGGACCGACAATCACTTGTCTATTGGGACTATTAAAACCAATCATATTGTCGTAAAGAAACATTTCGTTACCAGAATTTGTGCCACTAACAGAACCCGTTCCGATGTGGGTATTAGATATTTGGAACCCTGCGATTGTTCCTTCTACAGCTTCTATTCGTTTTACAACGAGTTTGTTTGCATCAATAAAGTCAGTTACGATCTTACCGTTTTTTATGAAAATCTCTCCGCCTACGGTCACCGCACCCGTTGCGGGGAGTGACAATTTGCCATCTGCTGTTAATTCAAGCCCGGTTACATTATGCTTAATTGAACCGCCTTTTATTAACCAACCCTGCGTTTTTGATAGATTACCGACGAATAAACCCGATGTTCCTAATATGTCGATCGTCGCATTTTGAGCTACTAACAACTGTGTGGCGACATTTATAAATTCGTTAAACAAAGTCCATTTCGTTACATCGAAAGAAGAACCGGAATTATGATCCGCACGGCACGAATAAGTATTACCGTTATAGATAATAGTATCTCGATACTGCGTGTTGTTAACATAGTTAGTATTTGCTTTCCACTCACCGCGCGGACGGATTAGAGCACCGGGAAGCCCGGTTGCCCCAGTTGCACCTGTATCACCCTTATCGCCTTTGTCTCCTTTGTCGCCTTTGACCTTCGTCCATGTATAAGCGGAAAACGTATTACTGTCTGCCGCCGTGAAGTCGGTATATTGTCCGATGTACGCGCCCGGTGTTTCACCGTTGTTAGCGGTAAACGTCGTACCGTTGTCCGAGTACTTGATATGTAAGTAGGAAGTTTGTCCGTTGGCTCCGGTTGGTCCGGCAATACCTTGATCTCCTTTAGGACCTTGCGAGCCTTTCAACTGTACCCACTTATAAGAAGTGTATCCGGTTGGAGCGGTCGCACTTGTTGTTACCGCCGTACCGATATAAGTGTTCGGAGTGTCAGACATCGGATTACCGTTCGCATTAGCGGAGTACTTTACGTGAAAATACTGGGATGTGCCGGGAATACCTTGCGATCCGGTCGGTCCTGTATCACCTTTGTCGCCTTTTGCTCCAGTTGCACCCGTATCACCCTTATCGCCTTTGTCTCCTTTGTCGCCCTTGACACCCGTTTCTCCCTTAGAGACATATTTAAGCCAATCAGTAGAATTGTCTGTTGGTTCTTGGATTGTTTTGTCTACAATACATATCCATGTACTGCCATTGCATACAACTTCATCATAGTACCAATATGTGCCCGGCGTCCATACTCCTTTGAAAGCAGGTACGGGAACTTCGGTTATACCGTCGTTAGATAATTGCTTGATAGTCCCGGTCATATACACATTGCGGAGATACGCACTATGTCCGGTCATTTCGATACCAAACAATTTCAAGTTAGACAAGTCGCCCAACTGCATAGCGATCATTTCCTTTGAAATCTCCCAACCGTCTACACCTGTCAGGTAACGGACATAGCTTTGTGTCGAGTAGCTCGATTTTTGCCGCTCTTTGTTTGTGAAGTTACCATACGAAACGAAGTGCATAGCCTTGCAAGGGTGTGCGGTTGTACCAGAACGAAGCGCATATTTAAACGTGGAATCACCGATCTTTTCAGTAATACGAAAATAAGCGGTTTGAAATCCGGTTGAGTCGTTGAATATACCTTTGCAAATATCATCTACCTCTATTTCTGCTATTTCGCCCGGTTCGAGTTTAAGGTAGATAATCCGATTTGATTCGTCTATACGTTCGATGATCCCGCCGCCCGGAGCGTTCCACTCTTCACCCGAAACGATTGATACGCGGTTGTAGCGTAATTCAGGAACTTCAAGGAAATCACGTAGACGAAGAGATTTTGCATCTATATGACCGTCTTTGCCGATTAACCAACCGATTAAGCCTTCTGTGTAGTCATTTGAGGATATATCACCGGAAAAAGTCGCTGATTTGGCAATCAGTTTATCAAGAACGTTGAGTATTTGCGTTGTTACCGTCGTTGCGGTTAACGTATCCGTAGAAATACCCTTCGTTACGTCTAGCCCATTGTCAACGATTAAACCACCTAGCAACTTGATAAGAAATTGCGTTTCGTCTGGTGCTGTTTTGGATAGATACGAGTCTTTTAAAGAGTCGATAGCCGCATCTAGTTCCTGCCTTATGCGCAAAGAAGAAAACGTATTATCGTCGGTCAGTGCCGTATTATTATCGGTCAGAGCAATAATACGAGACTTTATTTCAAATAGGGAACGAAGAGACGAAAATACATTGTTATCGGATGATGTACGCCCATCGTCCATCTTTAATACATCAAGATCAACGCCACCGCCATTTATAGGCGTTGGCGTTGTTGTACTAATACTTACCGAACCGGAATTGCGTAAATACTTATTCCGAAACGAATGAGGCACTTTCTTATTTTCTACTTCTATCATGTTTCTATTAATGATACGTTACAACTTTCATTTGCGTAATCAATACTCATTTGATCTACTATCATTTCTCTTTTGAGGGAATTTTCGTAAATCCTAGACAGTATCGAAAAGCCACGATTCAAATTATTGCTGTATCTAAATTTAGGAGCTTTATAATGTGTATAAAACTTGTCTATTAGTATTTGTTCTGGCAATACATTTTTATCGTGCAACGGACTATATACCGTTTTTAAATAATCAAATTTATCCCCTGATTTGGTAGCGCAATTTGAGTAAGAAGAAATGTTTTTTGCGTTTGAGTTGATTAATAGTTCGATGTCGTCCATTTCTGTTACATTATTGTCGTTTATCACGTTGCTGTAAACTACGTCGGAGTCGTCAACTGCGTTATTAAATATATCGTATGTAACTTTATTGTTAGTATACTTAAACGTGAAATCGGATATATGAAATGCAGTACAAGGATGACAGCCCCCATCCGTTCGATACATAGGATATTTTCCTAAATGATTCGGAGTGCTTAATTCAAAGCGTATCTTTCCGCATAGTATTTTATCATCTGGAAGTTTAATCGCGACTCCGTCCGTTGAGTCGTACAGATTAAATCTATAACTAACAGTATTCGTTAATCTCTTTTCATCATCGAAAACTTTATCACCTTCTTTGTTTATATGCACCAAATAGAAACCATCTTTAAGCGTACATTCGTCGTGATACCATTTTTCGACAAAAATATCTTCGCCATTTTCCCTATACGCATAAACCTTATTGCTATCGGCGAACCCGCCGGAAGCCTTTTCGCCGCTAGCTGAATCATATTCTCCCTTGCTTACAAATCTCCAATCTCCAAATGCATCCTTATATCTATACCATGTAGCCCCTCGATAAGTTAAGTTGTGTGTGATTTTATAATAGCCTCGATTTACTCGATCCGTATAATACTTTTGATTTCTCCATACTTCACCATCATAATAGTAATCATCTATATATAATTTGCAAGGAACCATCGTATTATCAAATCCGGCGCCATATTTTGTATTAGAGTATACTTCATCGGACGTTTTTATTATATCGTTTGGAAGAAAAGAGCCGGACATTCTATAAGCGATATTTATTATGAAATATCCTCCTTTGAATAAAGAATACTCTCCGTTTTTCAATGTTAAAAGAGTCTTTCGAGAAGCACTAATTATATTATACGCTTGCAGGAATGAAACGCAGGTTTTCCAACTTAAAGAAGACGGTTCCCCGTCCTCTGTTGTGTAGTCGCTGTACTTCTGCCATACCACACCGGAATATATATCATTAACGTTGTCGATAGTCACTTCAACACCTTCTGCCGGAATATCAAGAAATGAAAAGCTCGGTATCAAATACCCCCAATTCTCTTTAGATTTAAAAAACGAATTAAGAAGGGTGTAATTCTTTCCGTCTATATCCTTACCAGATATATAATATTTATTGGGATCGGAGTTTTGATTTACTATATCCTTATCATCGTCGAGCAATTCCGGGCATAAGTTGGTTATCTGATTCATATTAGCAACAACAGATACTTTATTATACACATCACCAAGCGATATACTTCCCGCGCTTTCAGATACGCCAATATTACGCACATTCAATAGTGCGGAAGGGATTGTTATACTTTCACATGTATCGCTTATTCTATCATAAACGAAAAAATGAAGCTCGTCGTTTTTGATAAAATCATAGTCGATCATATAATAAGCATCCTGATACTGAATGAACGTCATACCGATATATTTAGAGATTTCTTCTAAAACATCTCTACTATTCATCGGCTCGTTAGCTTCATCAAAGAAGTTTCGTTCATGTATATAAATATCTTCTATCAAAGAAGTAGAAACATCTTTCGAGATTCTATTAGTTTTTTGAAAGTACAATTTGTTTAGAATCTTTCCGGGATCGGCAATATCAAGAATGTGCATTATTACATCTTTGAAACTTTTAAAATAGACCTCGGAAGAATTAATATAAGAGTACTTCTTATTTTCCAAAACGGAAATAGTATCGATTGCCTGTATCTCCACTATATTAAGCGGAGTTATATAATCGCTCGAATATAAATTTGGACTCATATATCCAAACCACTCTAAAACATCATCGGTTTTATTATACAAACGAACTTCTATATTTTGCCCTTCGGCTGTATATAGGTCTGATAAAATTTTATCTGTCAATATGCTTGTTACCGAATTAGACATTTTCAACGGCTTGTATAGAGTATCCGATTCATACTCAACAGTAAACGGGCTATCTGTTAGGGTGAGTTCTTCGGAATACGTTGCAAAGACCGTATGAATTTCGATTCTATACGTCTTGTCTTTCCTGCTCTTAAACTCTGAATAATATCTTAGTTTCATCTTACTTTGCTTTTCTGATTATAATGATTACTCAAAACTCCTTCCAAATCTCTTCCATGTATGCGAAACGTTACGTTTGCGGGCTGATTTCCATTTTCTGCAGACGGTGCAATCTTTTGCGATAAGGAGCCATATAAACCGCTATTAAGCATTTGAAACAAATTACTTTGCTGTGATCCGTTTAGAATCATCTCGCCTGAATTGAGTAAAGCCGGAACCTTATCGCCTGTGAATGATGTGCCAGGCACAATACCACCCGTTGCGAATTTAGGAATACTAGCCATTGCAGCGACGACGGCAGCAACGGCGGCTCCCGCCAATAACCAACCGACAACGGGCGTTTCTGCTGCGGAAGCTACGCCGCTAACTACTGCTTCGGTCTGTTTCGCAGTTATTAACGATTGAATAGCCGGAATAGCTTGCGCAATACTGGATATAACATTTGCGCCCCATTGAAGATACGCCGCCGCACTTTCATTGGTTATTCCAGATAAAGACCCCATAATACTACCAACTGCAGATAGAGATTCGGCATACCTTTCATTCATGTCTATATCTTCTTTTTTAAAAAGTGGATCATATTTCGGCAACTTTAAGTTTTTACCTTCTTTCCCATGAGTAGGAACTTTATCTTTATACGTTGGTTTTACCGGAAGAGACAAAGCGCCGTCTTTCATTTCACCATGAGCACTTTTGAACGTTTCTTGCTCTACAACAAACTTTAAACTTATCCTCTTTGATTCAAGTTCATTAATTGTTGCTTGAATGGCGGAACGCGCTTGCATGTCGGTTTCAGCAATAAGTTTTTTATTTTGCTCTGCGATTTGCGTGTCATACCAAGCGATAGAGCCCTTTTTCGGCTCTTCCTTTGGCGTTTTACCGCCTATTCCTGACTGTGAAGCACGGTTCGCCGCTTTCGTCATACTAGATAAATTCCGTCCCGCCGCCTCTGCCGCCGTTGCAACGTTTATTAAATTCTGCAACCATTCATCACTCTTCTTTACTAAAATCGCGTTATATTGTATTGCATCCTGATACTTCGATAACATCGGGCTTATTGCCTTACTCAATGCATTTGTATCTGTTGTTGTAACCGTGTGTACATTCATTCCAGAACCCACCGTTTCGTAAGTTGTGAATTTGGCTTTTAAACGATCGTATTCATCTACGAAGTCTTTATACTGTTTCGCTAATTGTGCCTTTTGTTTATCGCCTACCGAAGATACATCTAATCTCAACACTTTATCTATATCTATTGCCGAAACATCTACGCCGTCAAGTCCTATTGCCGCCTTTACCATTGCTTGTAATGCGTTTTGACTTCTTTGTTTATATTGTCCTACGATTTCCTCTTGGTCTTTCAGCGTCTTGTCTAATAGTTCCCTAGCTGCTTTCTTTTGCTCTTCCGTTGAATCCTTATCTTTTAAGATAGTTATTTGTTCTTGTATGGTTGCTTGATTCTTTGCATCAAAATAAGAGAATGACATCTTTGTATTTCCTAATTGATCCATCGCGTTGTATGCTTCGCGTGCTAGACGTATAGTTTCGGTTAACCCGTTCATGAACGGCGTCCAGTCTCCACTACCGATAGAGTAGAAAAATTGGTCTACGCCACCTTTTAAGCCGTCCATAGTACGGGCATATTCATCTCCTAGCGTCTGACTGCTATTCATTACTTTATTGAAACCCTCCGAGGCAGTTACGGCAATACCAAGAACCCCGGCGAACTTCATAACTCCCGATACTGCAACGCCGGACATCTTAGAAATGTCGCTTTGAAACCCGTTTACATTCTTCTTCGACTTATTTAGATTTGCGTCAAAGTCATTCGTTTTAAGCAATAATCTTGTTACTATATCAGACATCTTTATGCGTGTTTAATTGTGATTCTACTTCTTTTGCTTTAGCTCGTAATCGTTGCATCTCTTCGTCCGTTACGCTCGTATCTTTCTTTTCTTCTTCATCCCACGGGAATCGGAGTATATCGGTTTGCTTTAGCGTCTTTGTGCTATTAGATTGCGCTATAATGAAACCTAACAATCTAGTTTGTTCCCACGCTTCCCGATTGCGTCGATTCAATCCGTCTATAAACGATTCAACCTCGATAAAGTCCATTTTATCGAGGAAGTAATCGGGAGCGATCCCGCCCTCACCGACAACGCGCGAATAAAGTTCGCGTATACTTACGGCTTTCGTTTCCGCGTTGTCACCTTCTTTTTTTTTACGTCATTTCCTGCCGATTGCGAACGTAGTTTGATTTCATCCAAAATAAACTCTTTGAATTGTTCGAATAGAGTCAAATCATTTTCGCACAACTCTATAAACTCGTCAAATTTCATATTAAACGAATCCTTATTACTAGCGATCAGGAACGAATAAAACAAGATGTATTCATCTAGTAATTTCCCGAACTGAAACGGATAGCCGGATATAGATTCGAACACAAAGAACGCACGAAGCGTATATTTCAAAGAGAAATCTTTTCCGTTAAGTGATATTGTTTTCATTGAATAAGTCGTTTAGAGGGCGGCAAAACACCGCCCGTAAGTTATTTACTAGCTGCTTCCTTTGCAAGCGGTCCGGTTCCTTCGAAACTGATTGATAGTGTTGCTTTGTCTCCATCCGGCGCATTTGCTTCTAGCGAAGTGATAACCGCACTACCTGTATATGCACCTTCCGCTAGCGTCCATCCGGCGGCGGGCATTTCGTTTACGTCAGGATTGCCAACAACGCCAAATTTCAGAACAACAGGTTTATGCGCCAAGAACAAAGCGAATAGTTTATCGTAACTATTCGCATCTGCATCCGCGCTAAATACGTTTTCACTGGAAGCGTTCCAAGAAAGTTTCTTGATGTCCTTCTCCGTCCAGATACCCGAATCTTTACTTTGCGTGTCGATTGTTTCAGCCGAAAGCCCCAATTTGCAAGATGTGGCAAGTGCGATGGCTTTACCGTCGATGAATAACATTAGGTCTTTTCCTAACACTGATTTTGCTTTACTCATAATTTTATCGTGTTTTAGTTAATTATTCAGTTTTAAATGAGAATACGAGGCTTTGAATAAAAGTATCTTCTATAAAATCCTCATTCGCGCTAATTAGTTTAGAATCGATCACATCGAAGTTATCATAACTTCCTCGTTTGTTTTCGAGTGATTTACGTACCTCTTCCGCGATTGTAACAGAGTTCAAATAGTTATCACTGGCGACAACGATCTCAACCGAAACAGTGTCACCCGTGCCGTACCTATCTTTCGTATATTCCGGCGTTAAGGAGTTGCGTTTGTAGATCACAAACGGAAAAGATGTTTCCGTTTGTGATCTACAAACGCATATATTTTATCAGAAACCAATTTTGCCAACTCTGTAGAGTCGCTTAATTTCTTATATACGTGTGCGCCTATTGATAAACTCATTTCTTTTTATTTGCTACTTTCATTATAGAATCAATTATATTTTTCTCTAGTGAGCTCTCTGCTTCTTTCTGCTTCGATTTGACCGCATTAGAGAAGAAGTGGGAAGCATTTATAATACCCCTATTCGCTCCTTTTTTGGTAGCTCGTTCTTTTGTTCCTGATTCGAACCATTTCAGCATATAGGCGCGTGATCCCTTTTTGCGGCGGTCGATCAAGTCAACCCGTGCACCGGAAGCATTGCGATAAACTGCTACGTTTATTTCGTTCTTTAACGGTTTGAACGATACGCCATTCTTAGAACTGCTAAATTCTGCATCAGTAACAGCGGAAACTAGATTTTCCTGTGCCTGTTTACGAATGATAAGAATCGACTTTCTAAGAGCGGAGGAAATTGCCTTCTTTGCTTCTTTATCGTTCAACCGTTTAAGTAGTTCGTTTACTCGCGTTGCATCCACTTCGACGCGATACAAGTTGCGCCCGGTGTAATTGTCGTTACTCATTGATTACCTCCGCTTCTATAACCGTTGCTTGTTGCTTCCGGTCGTGATTGATAGATAGAATCTTGTATTTCTGCCCGTCGTATTCGATCCTCATTTTAGCGTTGATCTCTTTACAGATGCGAATCATTATCGTATTAACGGTCGTATTATATATCTCGCCGTTCGCTTCTTTACGTGCACCCGACTTAAAGCGAATGTATGCGCGTTTATCGAATACTTTCACCCAACTTTCAGACGTACCGCCCAGATTATCGCGCTTTGACTCGCTACGGTAAAAAGCGATCATTTCGTTTAATAATCCTGCTTGCATTACGTATATCGTTTTAAAGGTTGCAGTAATAGTTCTATGTGCCCCGGAATAACTTGCGGAGTGGCAAATGTTACCGATTCGCGGTTTGCGTAGTAATTCGCTATAAGGATGCGGATCGCGTGCCAGATACGCCGATCTATTTTTGCGTCCTTAACGTAGGTATCTAGCGGATTATTTAGATACGATTCGATAAGAAGTTGAACGGGTTCGATAAGCCCGGTTATATACGCGTCGTCCGTGTCGAAGTCAACGTTTAAATGCTGTTTGAGTTCTTCGAGTGTTACGTATTGTGCCATATTGTATAAATTAGAAAGGGCTAGAGCCGAAGCCCCAGCCCTTTAGTGAATGATAGGTTATAGGATTAAGCAGAAGCCTTCTTCTTTGCGATGGCAAAGGCTTCCGGGCGTACTGCCAACTCGTCAAACTTTGTATTTAATACAAAGTAGGTGAGATTCTTTTTCGCTCCTGTATATGGATCAACAGTCAAGCGCATTTCTCCAAATTGACCTACCAACGCATAAGAGAAAATTCCAAACCCAAGAATGTCATCGCCGATGTATTCCGTTGAAAATACCGGATAACCGTTAATCTTTCCATCTTCAAGAATCATTCGAGAACTTCCCGCTTCGCGTGGAGTAGATTCAAGATCGGCATAAGTGGAAGCCGAACAAACATAACAGGCGGTAGCATCAGCAGGAACACCCGCTTTCAAAACAGATGCTTTCAACTGGCAAACATTTTTCCAACTCAAAGCGGAAGTATATTCGATATTCGGAGTTGCTTTCACAAATACGCCCTCACTCGCCTTTGATGTGATCTTAGTAGGTGAAAACATCCATTTGTTTAACAAGCGTTGCAAAGCCATTGTAATTTGTACTAAAACAATGTCACGCAAAGCAAAATTCGTTTCGTCGATAGCATCATTCGAAACAGGAACGGACAAAGAGCAACGTTTCGGAGTCGGAGTCAACTTAGAAATGTCGATCTTTGAATCGTTTACTTCGGCGTTCTCGTCCTCAATTGTAGCTTCAACACCCGACACAACTGGAAGAATCCATTTGCCATACATTCCGCTCTGCATCTTGCACCCTACTTTGTCAAGAATCAACCCTTTTTCAAGTGGCAAAATAACGTCTCCGACTGTTACGGGGATCAACGGATCAGATGCGGCGGTATCCATGATATTTCCAACGGCTCGTTCGTGAGGAATAACCAACCCTTTATTTACAATAATACCTTGATACTTGTCCGATGCTCCATTATTGCGCAACAAACAAACCGCTTCTGCGAAAGCTCTTTCACGTTCGATTACATTTTGAGGAACAACAGTACCAAGAGCGCGTTTTTCCATGCGTACTTTGATAACGTCCCGCTCGTTTTTCAGCGCGTCGAATTGTTCTTGCTCTTCCGGCGTTAAGCCGCGTTTTTCTGTTTCCGCAACATCTAAAATTGCGTTCATGTCTCTTTTAATAACTGCTAGTCTTTCTACGTAGTTCATAATCGTAATCTTTTAAATTTGTGTTCTTAATTTTTCTATTTCTATTTGATAATTATCGCTCTTTGCAGGTTGTAGATGTATCTCTAAGCTGCGCAATGTAACATCTGTCCCAAAATAAGCCGGATCGCTAACAATAGAGACATCAAAGATTTTATCAATCTTAGTAACCGTACGTATCAACAGTCCATCTCTTTGCGAGTACTCGACATTTCTTTTTTCATCTGTGATATAAGCAAAAGAAGAACCGAATAAATCTCCTCTTTGAATCATTTCTATCGCGTAGTTTCCATCCTGCGTATTAGGCGAAGCAAAACGGTACATACACCCGTAATCATCAAGACATAAGGATAAAGACCCCGTCCCATTGTTAGACCTCGCTAAAAGCCTTTGTTTATTATGTTCTAGTAGTGCCTTAACATCACAACTACGGAGTAATTCTTCGGAAACAGCACCCGACTTAATGATTTCAATAAAGAAACGTTTCTTTTCTAAGTCGTACATAACACGGCTTTCACGTTCAAATACAATCGCATACCCTTCTATATTTCTTTCGTCTAATAATTTCGGGGCTGCATTTTCTCCAAAACTTCTAATTTCCATCGTGTTTCATTTATTGTTTTACTCTATCTGCGTTTCTTCTTCTTTTGGTAGCTCGTTTTCTTTGTTCGTTTCCGATTCGCCCCGTATTTTAGGAGAATCAGCCGGGGCAACATTACAAGTTATAAATACAGTATCACCGCCCGGAATAGGCGCTTTCCCTAAATGGGAACGGATTTCATTCGATGTAATGCCACCTATTTCAAGGAGAGTTTTCCAATATGTTACCTGTGTCATTAAATCGGTTTGATACAGAACTGACAAATCGAAATTAATCTTATAATCCATCGAGACAGAATCAGGAATTAACTTCAACTCAAATTCCGATTCGATCTGTCTCAAATAAGGCTGTAAGGTATCTGTCAAATAAGAAACTTGCCCCATTTCAGAAGCTTTATAATTGGTGGGTTGCCCTGCAAATACCTTATCGGGATGAACACCATAAAAGCGACAAATGTCTAATACCGTCAGCTTCTTATTTTCTATTAATTGAGTATCTGCCGGAGTGAATGATAATTGAGCAAACGACATATCACCATTGACCGAAACAATATCGCGACCGGAATTCAATTCACTTTCAACACGTTCAGCAACATCGGAGGTCTGAATATCAGTTAACGCGTTAAGCCCTTTAGCTTCTCCCTTCGTGCCGGATATAATCCCTTTGATCTTTCCGCCATTCTGAAACGTTTTTAACGTTTGATTATCTGCGCTAGCGGCTACACTCATGACACGCGAGGCGGATTCTATGACGCTGACACCTGTATATCCCCCGTCTTGACTATTATGTCTTAAATGAATAATATCGTTCGATCCAAACACGCCGTTTATGTGATTAATAATATCACAAACAGTATATGTATCAGTATATTTGTCGTAAGTGGTAGAGCCGGGAGAAAGTAATACTAAAGCGGTTGGTTCTCCAAATGTTCTACGAATGAAGATGTACGCATTTCCCCGGTTCACCATCAATATAACCATATTCCGAATAAATTCGAAACTGCTCATTCTTCTATTTGGTCTACGCGTAAGGAGTCTATATAAAATCTCCTTTTCATCCGGGACAAAAACAGCGTTTTTCTTCCGTTTGTATTGAAGTGGCAAAGAAGCAATCGTACCGGATAGAATTGCCGTACAACGATACGCGGCGGATAGCTTCATCGCCGCATCAGTACTATATACATTTATGGGCTGTGATGGAAGAGACGACATATTAGTATTAATATAATCGTCCAATCCTAGAGAGCGGATAATCGCGTTTCTTAGTTTATAACGTAGTTTCATCGTGCTATTGTGTATAATTATTAAATAAGTAGAATGTCATTAGGTTTGTTATCGTCGAATCAATCTTAGCATTATGCGTTTTCTTGACTGGCTTCTTATTCATGTTCCGATCTTCGTCTAATACCGCATTACTAAAACAGTACGGCGTAATCGGATTAGGGCTAAAGGTGAGCTTACTCCGATACAAAGCAAGTTCAAAAGATTCAATAGGGCTTGTAAACGTTCCGTATGTCTGTTTTACAGGCTTAATATATTCACTCGCACCGCCTACGGAATAAGTAAGAAGATTCACAAATTCAGCCGATTTATAAGGATCATAGCCAACTCCCATAATTTGTAGATACTTTGCACGTGCAAGTATATCGTTTACTATTTGCTGATAGTCGATAATATCACCGTCACAAAGAATTAAATAGCCCGCTTTCGCCCAACCTTCGTAAAGTTCCCGATTCGGATGATCTTTCAAAGCTCCTTCCGGGAAATAGTAATCCGTATGTGAATGAAAAGAACCGCTTTCTTTCGAATAGATATTATAAGTAACCGTAGAAAAGTCGTCTCGAACGGATAAATCAACCGCCGCCATCGTTAGCGGATAAGTACCGATACTCTCAATTCTAATATCTTTGAATCGTTCTTCTATCTGCTTTGCCTCAATCCATTTTGTTGTTTGGTCGGTAGTAAATACGTTTAGTAACTTTGTTCGAAATTCCAGTGCATCCGGCGCGCTATATAGTGCTTTTTGATACGCGTCTATATAGAAATCTTCATAAACGGTTATACCCATGTGTGGTTGTACCTTGCGCCACGTTGCCGGATCGCCTTCCTCATCGTCTACGTCTGGCTCAAAGATGTGTGCAAATATGGAATCATTTTCAATCTCACCTCGTAGGATCGCTTTATACATTTTGAGCATTTCAACGAATGGAGCCGTTTCTTTATCGGATGCGGTCGTAATTACTACGGTTAAAGGGTTGAGCCGTGCGCCCATTGAGGACGTTAAAACGTTCTTCAATGCGGCGCTATCGGCTTGTGAATACTCGTCTACTATTACCATGCTTGCGTTAAGTCCGTCTAATTTATCCGGGTTAGAGGCAAGGCAACGGGCAAAAGAGGTTTTTCCCTTTATGCGGTTATATATGATTTCTCGATTAATTTTGAAGTGCCTAAACTTCGGATCGAGAGACTTTAAAATATTACGTATTTCATCAAAACAAACTTTCGCCTGATTATATGAGTTTGCGGCAACGTATGTTTGTGCGTTCGCATCACCGAACAACAAATCGTTAATCGAAAGACTCGCTACACTTGTTGTCTTACTGAATTTACGCGGAACGAATAGAAGAGCTTCGCGAATCAAACGTTTGTTTGTTCCGGGCTTGTAAAACGCGAGAATGTTAGAGAACTGAAACACTTGTATCGGAGTCAGCTTGTATCTAGTTTTTCCCTTCGTGCCGGAAAACTTCAAACGCTCATAGAACGTGACGAACTTCTTTACTTCCTTGATCCGAAACTCGTATTTATCGAGGAAAACAAAGAAGCGGCGAACGGCTAGTAACTCGTAAAGGTTGTGCGCGTCCGGATTGTTAATACAACCTTTGATATACACATTTAGTCTTTCGTCTGCCTTGTCTAGCTTATACAAATCAACGTCGATGTTATGCAGATCGGAGACAACCGACTGCTTTAACGCTATCAGTTTATCTCTATTCTCCTTGTTCATCGCGATCTATTTTGTTTACTTCGTTAATCAAGTCGTTTACTTCGTCGTCGTCAGATGCAGAAAGCGTTTGAAAGGTCAAACCAAGTTCGCGTAATTGTTTGCGCGTTGCTTCGAGTGCATCGAATAAAACTTTGAAAGCAGGATGCGCCGTGAGTTTATCATTATTTTCGCGGGACACTTCTTTCACGTATGACTTCATACGTTTCTTTGAAATATCGTTTAGTGCAATTTGAAACGCCATATATGAACCTGCGCAAAGAGTTATACAGAGGTCTAAATCTTCCGTATATGTTCCCTGCGACTCCATCGCGGCGCGAATCTTTTCTTTTATATCGTCCAAATCACACATTTTTATAGGCTTTTTGCATATAGGAAAAGATCGCAAGTATTTGGTAGCTCGGAAGATGCGCGCAAAAAGTTCACCCCCAACGCGCACCCCCTCGTTTCAAAAATTACTCGCGCGTGTAAATATGAGGTGAGGTGGGTTTAGCGTATCGCGTTAAAAAATAAAAAAACCGCCCCCCTATTTTAGACATAAAGTTGTTTATTTTCCTTAAAAAAGTAACTTTGCATAAAATAAAAGAACAAGAATGGATGTATTATCAAATATAGGAAACTGGTGTTCGATAATTGGTCTAATGATATCTATCGGTACTATTATCTTCACCTCCATTATTAATAATAAAATAAAAAAATTAGAGACTAAAATATTATTCAATGCCCGGATAGATGAACATATAAACAAACTAAAACAAAATAACACATCTTATTTAAAAACAATTAGAGATATAAATGACCATATTCCAATAAAATCCAAACTAAAAGAAATTGAAACTACAGTTCTGATTATTATAAAAATAATACCAGACGATCTTAAATCAGATGGGGAGAAAATTATAAAACTAATCGGATATCAATACAAGACGATTGGATGGTTCACTAAAGAAAAATATCAGAGATATTTTTTTTGGAGAAAAAGGGTTACCGAGGATTCACTATGGCAAACTTATGATTTAGTTAATGCGTTTATAGATAAAGTTTCAAGTTTCAACAAAGATAAAATTGTAAACAGATGAGTAGTATTGCAGATGATAATATAGCCCAAGTTATCGGTAAGATGCTAAGGGAAACGATTGAAGGTAAATTGAAATGGCATGTTGATGACACTACAAATGTAGGTTCTAATATAGATGGATATGATACAGTTATTGGCAATATATACTTTACTGTTGTATATGGCAGAAATATTCGACTCTATAAGTATAAAACAAGATATTATACGGATATAGATGAATGGTATTGGAGCATAGGATATCAATTAGAATTTTACAATAACTCGAACAATAAAGTTATATGGGCATTTCCTGATAGCAACACAACTGTTGATCTATATAACGAAGTAAGCTTTAAGGCTTCTGGAATCGACGATTTTATGAAAGGCTATTTAAAATAATATAGACTGGTCTAAACAAATAAGAGGTTGTTTATAAATTATGTCTAAACAACCTCTTAAATTTCTACTTTAAAAACCTGTCTATAAACCGTTCCGTCGCCCTCCGATTATTCGCCTGAACCGCCTCTTTCGAATGACTGAAAGCACGTCGATGCGCATCAGAGTGGCACGAATGGCAGAGGCTTTGCAGATTGTTATAATCAAACATTAGTTGTCTCATTCCGAGTTCATGCGACACGGACTCAACCGGGACGGTGTGATGTACTTCAGTTGCAAGTGTACTACGATTGTTCGCTTCGCACACTTCACAAACCGGATTGCTTTGTAGCTTCTTAGCTCGAAGTAACTTCCATTTGTTGGAGTTAATCATCTTAATGTAATGCGGGTTTCTACTCATTGTTCGTCATAATTAAAAAGAATCTTATCACATTGATAACAATCGTGCAACTCCTTTCGTGTCGCCTCGATGTCGTCCGTTTCTATCTCAACTAAATGCGTCTCGGACACATTGCCCGACTTGCATTGAATACGCCTAATTATATACATAACGTTTCGATCCGATCCAGTCCGTTGATAAGTAACCTAATCCGTACGCAATTACCATCGCATCGAGTCGACTGCGTTTCCTGTTTATGAATCCGACTCGCACAACCTTTGCAGTTCTTAGACGGACACATTTGTTTATACACTTCGATAGCTTGCCGCCTCGTTTCGTCTCTCTGTATCCGAGCCGCTTCGATAGCGACTTTTCGGATTAAGCCACGCGAGCGGATGCGCTCGTTTGTGGCTTGTTCGATGTACTGTTTTACTTTACTCATTTTACCGTGTTATTTTTAGGTTTGTAATTCCATCCGTTTAACTCGTAGACTTTCCGTTTCGCCTCTTCCTGTGTTGCCGCATCATCTACCTTTGTGTCTCCGTCTGGATCGCGACGATAGATATTGAAGTGACGAAAACGAGGGGAATAATAATACTTTGATTGATTTTGTGTTTGGCTCATTTCTTTATTAGTTTGATTAAAATGGAAGATCATCACCCAACGCCGGGCGGCAATCTCTTACCGTAAACTTATTTACTTCAAAGGATTTTATAGAGCAAAGAACATAAGCTTTTCTATTTAAAGATTCTGCTAATCTTTTAGCCTCTGCCTCCGCACTTGTCAGATCGCTGTGTTTATACGCTGGGGTATGTTCACCCTCTACATATACCATAAAGAAAAAATCTTCTTTCTCATTCATAATTATCTTGTTATTAGTTATTCAATCCGTTCACCCAACTTTAAAACATACACCTCTTTCTTATCAGGTGCACCCCATTTCTTCCGACCAACTCCAACCGAAATACGATCCAACTTAAACAACATAGTTCGCGCGGTGTACCCATACCGGAAACGAACGTGTGTATAATGATCGCAACTACCAACCGGGCAACCGTCACAACCTTTTGCGCTTGGATGAAGTCCGCAACACTTTAAGCGTTTAATCCAATACGGTTTTATTTCCCGATATTCTTCTTTCTTCTCGCCGGATTCGATCATTAGAAACCAAACCGCCATTAATGGTAAATCTAGTATTCGCATAACTTTATTATTTATTAATTCTACACAAACATTCTAGGCTGCATCCGCGACAAAATGATTTTATTCGCATCTGCATAGAACTTCTTCTTTATCTCAAATCCGTATGCTTTTCGCCCGCATTGAGCGGCTGCAAGTAATGTTGTACCACTTCCGGCACATGGGTCTATTACAACATCACCCGCATCTGTGAAAAGTTCGATCAACCGTTCAAGTAACGGAACTGATTTTTGTGTTGGATGAATCCGCGGTGTATCTATGTCTCTAGGATAATCGAAACAATTAAATACCATCCGACCGCCATTATTGAACTTTGGCAGTTTGTCTCGATACAAGAGTACACCATATTCACAATTACCAACGACCTTCATATTAGCCTTTAAAACTTGTGCCGAAAAGTTCTTTTTAAATACCAGATTGATATATTTATTCAGCCCGTATTCCTTCGCTTTCTGTATAAGTTCGAATTGTTGCTGAAATTCACAAAAGACAATCATACAGGGGGATTTTCCTTTTTCTTTTGGCTCTTTAACGAGCATCTTGCTACAAAAATGAAGAAATTCAGTAATTCGAAAATCCTTATCGGTATCGAAAAATTCTTTTCCAGCTAATTCGCTTTCTCCGTTAGAATTGTCTCCGTCGATATACCAAGATGGATTAGAACCGTATGCGTTCTTCCCAATGTTGTAGGGAATATCCGCAATGATTAGTTGTGCTTTCGGAATACCGTATGTTTTATAGTTCTGGAAATGGTCGTTAAATAGTTCTACGTCTTTCATCGAAACAATAATATTAATCGTTAATAATCTCGTCCTCATTCTCTACTACTTCGCTTTTTACAGGCTTCTTCACCGGAACGCGAATCGCCTTTTCTGTAAACTTGTTCGATAGATATTGTTTCGCCTGCTCCCAATCCGTAAAGTGTAAATTCGGATCAGTATAGAGCGAGATAATCGTAGAGTTTAATTTATCGAGTGCTCCGAAAGCACTTGAATTTATCGTACCGTCTAAGGGTGAAAACTTGGCAACTAAACCGTTATATTTCTCTGATACAAATCGGTCTATATACTTCCGATTCCGTTCATTTACCGCGACGGGGTCTGCCGATATGTCGTGCAAATAATTTGTGTTTGATAGCTTTTTAACCATATTAAAATCCTTCTAATCGTTTTTGTCCGTTCATCTCGTCTACCTTGTGTTGTGGTAGTTTTCGTTTTGGTTTTACATACTCGAAATGTCGTTCCGCCTGTGATAGATCGTAGAACATTTCTTTGATTTCGTCCGGTAGTACTTCTTCATCATCATCGCCGGGCATCGGATCGGCAACCCGGAGAAAGCAGCCTAAAATGTACTGCATAATCTCGTATGTGCTTTTGAAATGATAGTCAGCGCGAATCTTATCGAGCCTTTGCCATTGTTCCAGATCGACGCGAACCGGAATCTTTTTAAAGTACACAAGTTTCTTTTTTCTGCTTCGCATGGTTTCGTTGTATTAATTATCTTCTACTAGCTCCGTTCAAGTCCAAGACGTTAAACATTTCATTTATTCGATCCGCGATATACGCGCCGTAAATACGCTGTATTTCCTTAATCGTTAAGTTCGTTGTAACATGAGTTATTGCCTCATGTCTCAACTCGTACCGACATTGGAAAATATACTGCATCACGTTTAGTTCAGTACCGAAATACTTTGCCGGGATTGGCTCGCGTCCTAGTTCATCAAAACAGATCATTCGCGGTGTACCGTTGTTGTAAGTATACAATTCTAGTGCATCCTTTCCGCGCATCGAAAAGCCGTTTGCAATACAGGAAGCCGAATCAATCCTAAAGCCACCGATCGGATAGCCGCCCTTTGCTTTGCCGCGTGTGAAATAGCTATATCGGTTTAGAATCTGCATAATAGTGCTTTTTCCTGTACCGATGTCGCCTCGTAACAATAGCCCTTTATTCGCGTCTAGCTTCCCGGATCGCCCCTCTGTGTATAAAAACAATTGATTCATTAAGTTTTTATTCGAATCGTCAATCTTAAAGCCAGGGCAAACGTATTTGCAACACGCCTTAAACCATTCTGGGCGCTTTTCTACTTCTATCGGCTCGTCATAGTACGGTAGTCCGTATGATAGAATCGCCGCTATCGGTAGAGTCTGTTTGCTTCTTGTTTCCATATTCGTTTTTATTGTTCTTTAGTTCAAAAAATCCCGCCCAATTATTCGCAATCGATTCATCTACGATTTGAGATGCGACCGCCGGATTACCTTTGCTCAATTTCACTAATTTGTTGTAACACGCTTTGAGTGACTTTTCCGATTTGTAATTTTCCCGCCTGTCTTTCTTGTATTCAAGCCAAAGAGTAAACGTCTCTAAAAACTCATTAGATATAAAATCAAAATCTCCATGAGAGACTTTAGAGAGTATATTTATGTTTGGTTTCTGTTTTAGTTTATTATAGTCTGTACTATCCCCTGTATCATTGACTCCCTTAACTCCTGTACTATCCCCTGTACTATTGGCTGTCTCATTGGCTGTTTGATTGGCTGTAAAATTTACAGTAGTTGTTACAGTAGTTTTAAATTCCTTCACGAAAGAATAAGAGCTTATAATACGTTTGTTCTTGCCAGATTTATAATAAATCAATCCTGCATTTATTAAAGACTCACGAGCTTTTATTAGTGTTTTCTCATTCACGTTAAGCGCAAAACAAAGTTCAATGTTCGAGCAATCGAAAACGTCCCTCCAATCTTCGCCGTTACAAATAGCCACTAATTCGTAAAAAAGGGCTTGTTCGGTGGCGGTAAATCTGAAACGTCGTCGCGCTTTTCGCATCTTTTCGGTTAGCGTATATCCGTCTATATTCATCACACTTATAAAGTCTATCGAGCGACATAATAACTACAAATCCTTATCCCGATCGCCCGTCCCACTTTCAGGACGGAACAATAGCAAATAAAATTATTCTCTTCTCCGCCATTCCGACACGTCCGGCAATCGCTTTTTTGTACCTGTGTTGTTTTCTTCGCCATTTTATACCTCCTTTATTTCAAATTCAATTCTCGGATTAGTCTTATCTATATATTTCTCCGCCACTATTTTCACACAATTACGATCATTTCGTATCGCTCTACATGACTGCAAGCAGTCTAACACAATTTTAAGACAATTATCCAAGTCTGGTCGTTGCGTATCATAGTGCACGCTTAAATAGAGTTCAAATAAGCCTTTTATTTGTTTATTTCTGTATTGGCTACATTGAAGATAGAAAGACTTTTCATACATCACCAAAGCATCTTTTTTTGCAAGTGATCCGTGATATTTTCCGTCTTTACCTCTTTGTTGAATTATCTTGTAGCAATTACTCTTGCTAGGGCATTTCCCTATTATTATCTGCATCATATTTTATTTTGGTTTGTAAATAGTGGATAAGCCCGGATTCGAACCGGGAATGATACTTCAAGAGCCGCACCGCATTAACGGAATGTCTGGCGATCAACCTTACATAATTAGGCGTTTCCAATTCCGCCACTTATCCGATTTGCCGGGGCTTTCACCCGGCGCGTTGTTATTTAGTTATTTTCAAGAAGTCGGGAACAATCCCATATAACGCCGTTTTCCCGTCCCAACGATCAATAAACTGTTTGTACAAAATTTCTTTAGTCAATCCTCTTGACCGGATGATAGCCTGTTCTGTTTTTAGTTGTTCTAACTCGTTTAACTTCTTTTGTTCTTCAATCTGCTGATCTAATACCGAAATATTCGTATTTACTTCATTACGACTGTCTATTTTCTCACGTACCTTTTCCGAAAATTCTAATTGTGCAGAAAATGTTAGTAATTGCAATCCGCGTTTTTCAAACTCCGTTTCGATTATTTGTTCTAACCGTCTTTCAAAAATCAATGAGCCTCCGTCTGCCATCAAACTATCCGTTTTATGTTTACGACTTTCTTCTTTTATTAAATCATATATACGCGGCTCCAATATATTATCTTCAAGAGAACTCATAAAATCGCCTCCGTCGCTAATATGTTTATTATCGAATACCACATCGACCGCCCTTTCTTTAATCACTTTATATGAATAAGTCGGACGAGCTTTAAACTCTGTATTGTCTGCTGCTTTTAGTGTAACAGGTTCGGCAAAGTCACCTCTTTGGTCAAATAATGGAACTTGAAAAAGTTCTGTGCCCCATTCCCACGTAGAAACGCGTCCCGTTTTAATGGAAAAATCGTTCTTTCCGTCTTTCCCGTAATTCTCCATGAAAACACCTGCATAATTGGGAGCGACACGTTCACATGAAGCGAACAAAACAACGGCAACAAATGCCAATAGTAAAAACTTAAAATCTTTCATTTTTAAAAATTTAATTAGTTTGTAAATTAAGAAAATTACAGCCGATAAAATAACCATAACGCCCAACCACGCGCTAACATGGTTGAATAGGCGGTTTCCTATTGGGATAGCTATCACGGCTATTAATAGCATCCAATGTCGTTTAATCATGTTTCTGTTGTTCTTTATTTTTCGCTTCATACGGATAAACATCTACAATCGCCGTTTCTTTGAGAAGAATCGAAGAATAATCCGCCATCGTTCCTTTCATTCCTTCGTCGAGTTTCTTCATTGCGTCGTGAATGTCTGCGGCTTGTATAAGTACATTCGTATACGTTCGCTTCTCCTTGCCGCTTTTCTCGTCAAGTGTAGTAAAAGCGAGTCGCCCGGCAAACCATTTATCGGCGGAATCCTCTTCGCTTGTAAATATCTCGCTATAATGTGCGCGGGAAATGTCGGACACTGTAAACTCACCGGAGATAAACGGCGTTACTTCTTCGATTATTCGCGCTTCTGCTTCGGTAAAACTTAGTGCATCGACTAAGTACGGTTCAGTTACCTTCTTTTGCATCCCGTTTTCCATTACTTTCTCGTAGCGAATTTTCGTTAAAAACCAAGTGTTCATAATTTCGTGTTTATTAAAGTGTTTATAAAAGTGTGATTAATCGTGTTGTGTTAGCGTTGTGACGGTACAGCGTGAACGGAATAATTATCTAAGATGCATTTTACAGACACAGAATCATACGGAAATGTTTTATACATAAATGATTCGGTTACTTTAAATCTAAGAGATGTCGAGTTGTCTATTTCGAGACACAAATAACTCGTCCCGTCGCTTTTCAGGTCGGATCGTAATTCTTCATCATTAATAACTAACTCCTTGCCTAATGCGCACTCAATATCCCGATAAGAATCAATAGGAATATTTGTACAGTATTGTTTCAAGTAAGAAAGAATATTCTCTGTTTTAATTAATTTATTCATGCTGCTTTTTTTATTTTATTGGTGATTAACTTCTTTAACTCCTTCCGTATCTTATAAATCTGATTTTTAACCGGAACACTGTTTTTCGCTTCCGGCTTTAACGCCTCAATCTGCATCTTTAATTCTAATACCGCTTTTGCCTTATCGACACAATCAAGCAAGTCCAGACCGGAACGGATAGATTCGTCTATCATCTCGCTAGCCAACCGGATTCGATCATAGAGTTTCTTTATATTCTCCACGTGATCGGCTCGATTCATTTCGAGTATTCGACCGTCGTTTACATAGCCGTCATAAATGACATAATACAACTTGTCTACGTCTGGGCGACCTAAAAAGTGTCCGAGGAATTGCCAATAATATTCGTCTTTTTCGTCGATGGTATTTCCGAACTGCAACGATTCGATCTTTCCTTGCGACATCGGGCACTTGATCTCACCCAGAGCGATAACTTTCCCGTCAAATCCGTACACATAGAAATCCGGTGAATCTCCGAATCCTTCAAACGGTTCATTGAAAACAATGTCTTTAAAATCGGTTGTACACGACTTGATCTCGTTCATTAACTGGCTCCGTACCCATTCGACCGCTAGCGGTTCGTTTTCATGTCCCCAATCAAACGCCTTGTTACTTCCGTTTTCTCGCATCGTCCCGGTTCTACGCTCGTACCGTACTAAATACATCGCGTCTAACGCGGCTTTGCCAAAGGGATAACCTTTACCCGCTTTCATCAGATCGGGAAGCGTAGAGGCGGTTATTTTGCCCCGTCTCTTTTCCTTCCATTCGATTTCTTTTTGTTCACTTGATTTCATGTGCTACTAATTCTTTGATTTGTTCTTTAGTTAGTTTATATTTCGTCTGTACCTGTGCGACCGTAAAACCACCTGCCAGACCGTCGAGGATATTTTTCCAGATTGCCGATCCTGTCTCAACCGTAGGCAATGAGTTTTCTACTTTCGGAAGAAAAGGACGAATACGAAGTGAATCAACCTTTTCGCCGAAAGCGTCAACTAATACCGCTCCGATTTGGATTTGCTTGTTTATCCATGACTCAAAATTCGGATTCTTGAAAATTTTCGTCAATGTTTTGCAGTTCGTCCGGTTGAGGATCATCGGTTTCACATTCTCGAAGAAATAAGCGACGAAACATTCTTCTTTCTTTCCAGACGCGCCGACTACTTGTTCTTTTTTCGTTTCGCGGATGGTGAGAATTATATCTTTTCCATCCGGTAGGCTGTAAGCGCCTAGATAGTCGTAATTAAATTGAGTTTTCCAATGTGTCATTATCGTGTTGTTTAAAAGTTATCGTTTTCACCCTGATAAAGCGACTCATAACAGCGAGCGCAAACCGTTATTATCTTTGTGCCATGTCTGCCACGTTCGTACGTTTCGACCTCTAATTCTATCTCTTCGCCCGGTTCGATCTCTTCGCCGCAATCTTCGCAAACTAGAGTATCAGCAGGGCACGCGCCAAGAACCGTACAAATTCGGCAATTACCGATACATTGAGGATTCGCCGCCATGTCGTTTCACGTTTAGATAGTTACAGACTAGCACGTAGATAACCGTTATAAATACGATCAATAGTGCGATAATTAATTTGCCCGGCTCCGGCTCGCCTTCTGCGAGGCTGCACGCTGCAAGCATTAAGATTATAGCGGCGGGGCTTTGTTTTAGTGTTAGCATGGTGTTTGTTTTATACTACCTTATTACTCTGTATGAATCTATCTATACTCGATAAATCGTACCAGATCATTTTTCCAAATTGAGAAAAAGAAATGAGAGCTTTTTCCCGTAACGTTCTCAAAAAATCATCCGAGCATCCTATATAGGATTTTGCTTCATCTTTACTAAGCCACTTCTTCACTATTGGCTCAACTTTTCCGGTTACTCTAGTTCGTCCCATTGTTCATTATTCAATCGTGTAACAATTAGATTATCTTTATCGGTTTCCGTCGTAAACAGTAGACCTTCGTCATATTTTAGATTTGTACAGGTCGGTCTAACTGAATTTCTTTTAGAACGAGGGAAGGTCATTGTTTCCCCGGGCTGCATCCCCCTTAAAAGGGCAGTTAATTCGTTTCTTTTTCGTCTCATTGTCGTGTATCGTGTTATGTAGCCCCGAAGGGCTACGGATTAATATTAAATAGCTGCTTTCAATCGCTCTATATCTCTTATTAATTTTTCTTGCCTTGCTACTTCATTATCTGCCATTCCGTCAAGCCCGAGACTTGCATACCATTCTGCATTATTAACAGCCTCTTCTAATGCTATTTCTTTTTTCGAAATTAATGCATTAATGGCGTTCTTATCACGGCTTTCGATTAATATCTCTAAGGCTGTCTTTCTGGTTAAAGTGCTAGTTGCTTTCATAATCGTATTTATTATGTAACCCCGAAGGGCACGGATTAATATTAAATCTTCTGATAACCGAATGAGTTCATAAATTTCTCTGCGCCCTTGAACGTTTTGAAAGTCTTACTACTAGCGAGTGTACACGCTAAGAATCTTTGTCCGGCTGTTGTATTAATCAAGCTAACACAACATACCGTTTCGCTTCCTGCTTTTTTAAATTCTACGTCTCCGATCATTCCTATTTCCATTATTATCTATATTGTGCAGGGCTCTCGCCCCGCCAGTTATTTTTTTTGTTATCTTATTTAATGCCGCAAAGTTTTGAAATTCTCAATAACTCTTCATCGCTCATAAATGCGAGGTCGAAAAATATACCTTCATCGAAAGGTTTGTTTTCAGCTAAAGCGGCTTGTTTCATGCTAACCATTATTTGAGTTATCGTATTGCCTTTTTCTTTATCGCTCATTCCTGCTTTCATAATTCTATACTTTTATTTGTTAGTTCTTGATTGATTGATTAACTTTGATGCGACAAAGATAGGTGACTATACTCTACTATGCAAATATTTAGTAGAATATATTCTATTAATTAACCTTTATTAGTAGACGAAAGTATGACTATAAAAGAAAAAATTCAGAAATACATTGATTATAAAGGAATTAGTGTATATAGATTAGAAGCAGAAGCTGGATTATCTAAGGGATATTGGGGGAAGACCAAAAGTATATCCGCCGATATTGCAATGAAAATTAGTAGAGTATACGGTGACATGTCAACCGAATGGCTTCTGCGAGATAAAGGAGAAATGATTAAAAATGCA